CATATAAGACCATACAGAGAGGGAGGGGTAATTTGGTTTGAACACTCAGACGGGGGGAGAACTCCTCCCTACACCCCCCTGTACCCCCTATACACCCCTCCCCCCTACGTATCCCCCCTCCCCTTCCGTCTATTTTGGGGGTCAAAAAGGGGGGATAATACTTTCGTGAAAGCGTACAACTAAAAATACCAAAAAAAATTCTAGAAAAATTTTGGGGGAAAAAGGGTCCCCCTATTTGAACAGGTATATATTTATTGATATGAAGATTATAGTTACAGAGAAACAATTGGGGGAGATTAGAAGATTTTCTCAATATGAGAATAAGGAGGCTGAGAAGTTATTTGACACTTACAAAGGGGTGGTATCTAAAATGATGGTTAGGAAACTAAAAGGGTATGGGGAGAATGATGATAAGGTGGAATTATATGACAAGGATATGAATGTTATTATGAGGTATAAGAAAGTTAATGAGTGTTTATATTATGACCATAAGTTTATTGGGGAGATTGAGGAGTTATTACCTAACCTGATGTGGATGAGTAATGAGAAATATTTTGTGGAATATGTCTTCAACAAATATTTTCCTGATTATAACATTAAGAGTGTTGTGGGGGCTAACATTGTATAATCCCCAATATAATTAATTAGAACCCTTCCTTCAACGGAGGGGTTTTTTGTTATATGTTTATTGAATGTACATATTGGGGTGATATGTTTAAATTTCCTGAAAAAATCGACATATTCTAAAAAGGGGTCTAATAGTGAAAAAAAATTTCTGGAAAAAATTTTGATAAATTAGGGGATTATATATATCTTTGATTTGGTAATAGACCACAAAACAATGGGTAATTAGACCCGACAAAAAAAAGTATTATGGAAAATTTAATGAATGACTTAATCAATGAAGTATTAAGAACAGAGTGTTATGAATTAACAAAAATTTATCAAACAACTAACTACAAGTTATTTGGTAAAATCAAGGGGAACAGGAATATCAGTAATTCCCACATCAAGAAACTTAGACAATCAATTAGAAAGAAGTATGTGAAGGAGGTTCCAATCATTGTTGTAAGGAATCCCAACTTTTTAACTGATGGTTGTCCATTTTTAATTATAGATGGACAACACAGACACAGTGCTATATCTGAGGAAAACATTCCGATTAGTTTTGTTATTGCTGACATTCCTGAAGAAGAGATATTAAGAATCATTGAGTTAATAAACACATCAGGTTTGGAATGGGATGTTACAAACTTTATGGGTTCAAAGAGTGAAGTTGGGGATATTAACTATACCAAATACAAATCATTATATGAGAGATTTGATTTTGAACACGAGTTATTCTTCTATGTGATGAAAAAGAATGGGTTATCAATGAACCATTCAAAGTTTAAGGATGGTTTGTTAACTCTTACTAATGATATGTTTGAAGAGATTTCCAACACATTCAAATGGTTGGAGAAATACTTACCGATTGTTGAGAAGTATGGTAAGAGATATTACTTGAAAGCGTTGTTAGATTTATATTACTTGAATGGGGTTAATCTAAAACGTTTGGATGAGGTTATCTTCAAGAGAGTTAATAGTACCGCAACTGATTATTTGTTATACTCAGGTAGTGTTAGACACTCACTTAATCACTTGGTATTGGATTTATATAATCATAACCTTAGAAAGAATTTAATTGGTGTTACATCATTGGATAGATTGGGTAATAAATATAAATTAGAGATTACAAATTAATCTTACCACCCCCTCTTCAACGGAGGGGTTTTTTATTTGACCTCATCAAATATATTCTGTATTATTAAATAAAAAAGATTATGAGAGATTACGATGTAAATGAACCTGTTCCAGTTCAAGATATGGGAATGATGGAGGGGGCACCGAGAGGTTATGATAGAGGTCCTGAATTGGGTCAAAAACTTATGTATAAACCTAACAAACAGGAAATACTTAGGGAATACGAGCTTCGTATTAAATTTTTAAGTGTTGGTTGTGTTGTTAGTGTAGGATGTAAGGACATTCCTTTTAGAAGTGTTAAAGAGGCTATGGAATGTGTTAATGATTATGTTAACAATCCATATGAGGAAAGTAAGAAATGGAGAGAACTATTTGAAAGTGAAGAAGAAGAATAATATTACCCCCACTTATTTAGGTGGGGTTTTTTGTTTTATATAATATTTATGATAAAAAGTATATATGAAAAAAGTTATAAGACTAACAGAATCTGATTTAGTTAGAATTGTTAAAAGGGTTATTAATGAGTCAGATGATTTAGATGTTGTTCAATTTAATAATGGAGATTATTTTCTTGGGGGTAGTTCTTTTTTTAGTGGTGAGAAACCTAAAGTGCAAACTCGTCTTGAAAGAGCTAAACAACAACTTCAAATCCCAATACTTCAGTTGACTTACGATGTGGCAGACGATTTAACACAAGAAGAAAAAGAAGAGTGGAGTGTATATTTAAAATCATACATTGAATCTGCATTTTTTATTGTTGGTGATAATGAGGAAGATATTGAAGATTTAACCCCTATTTGTCAAAGGTTAAGTGACCACATAGACAATGTATTAAATAAGAAATCAAGAAAAGAGATTGATTAACCCCCCACCTCATCCGTGGGGTTTTTTGTTTTATACAATATTTATGATAAAAAGTATATATGAAAAAGTTTATAATTACTGAAGCCGATAAGAAACATATAAAGGGATTATATGAACAGGCAGCACCTGCCCCATCAGGACAAACCCCTAATACACAATACGTTGCCGCGGGAACTAAGTTTTGTTTTTTTGGTAGTTGTCGATTAGATATTAAAGTGGTTGATAAAACGACAAGTCAAATCATTACTAGTCAAGGTTCAGAAGGTGCTGATGTTACACAATTATACCCACAAGTAATTAAACTTGTTCAGGACGATTTGGTTGCAAAAAAAATCAGTGGGGTAACTTTACCAACATTAGAACAATTAGTTGATACAAGTCCTAAAAAATAGGATAAAAAAGTAAGAAATTCTCTTATTTACCGGTAACCGTTTCCGACCTTCGGTCGTCCTTTTGTTTCTTCCCCGCCGCGATTTATTATTTTGGTTTATATTTATTATTAAAATTAATTATGAATCGAAGTTATAGTAAGATACGACATATTCAGGAATCAAATAGATTACTTGAAGAAAGAAGGTTGTTAAAAGAACAGGTTGTTGATAATACTTGGTTAACAGTTCCTGGTGATAAAAATTATACATATCAGAAACAGAATAATAAGTGGGTTGCAAAGAATAAATCAGGTAAGATTTTAGATATATCAAAATACCCCACCACCATTCAAAAATTGGAGACTCAATTTCCGGGTGGAAAAGCACCTGTAAATAACCCTCAAGTTGGTGCTGATGGTAAACCTCAAGTTGGTACAGTTGGTGCTGATGGTAAACCTCAAGTTGGTACAGTTGGTGCTGATGGTAAACCTCAAGTTGGTACAGTTGGTGCTGATGGTAAACCTCAAGTTGGCGAAGGTAAGGTTGAAGAGTTGGTAGGTAATAGAAATCTTGATTTAACAAAATCGGAAAAACCAACAACAACAACTGTTGGTACGTTAGTACCATTTAAATTTGAAGGTTTTACTAATAACTCAACAACCCCAATCACTATTAAAGTATTCAATGGTGATACTGATTTAGTTACTTCAGATTTAAAAGTACCTATGACATTACAACCTAAACAATCTACAGGTCCTTTTCAAGTATTTATTAAAGTTGAGGATTTAAATAAAAACGGTGACGGACGGACACCAAATCAATCAGTTAATGCTGAGTTAGATGTTGCCGGACCTTTGAGAATGAGAAGTAAATTTTTAGGTTATGATTTATTTGGTAAATTATACTTATACGGTAATGATGATACATATATTACGTTAACCTTTAAGAAGAGTATTCAAGTGAAAAACTAAACATAATAATACTAAATTTCCCCATCTATAACAGGTGGGGTTTTTTATGATTTGTAGGTATTTATTGATATGAAAATCATTATAACTGAACGACAGTATAGTATTTATCTGAAACGACGATATCATTGTATGAGAGATTATGTTGACCAATTAAAAAGTGGCGAGGAGAAATTAACTGTTCCCCCAAGTTCGTTTGAATGGAGCACGTATAAGTACGTTATTACGGCAACTCTTAGAGGTTATTGTGCTAGAGATTTCTCACAATCGTTTGATGAAGATATTCATAATGAGATTATGAGTATGTTTGGTGACGAGTTGATTGAAATATATAAAATGAATAAATAGTTACTCCACCATAGATAGTATTTATGGTCCGACCCCATCTTTTATTAGGTGGGGTTTCTTTTTTTTATTATATTTGTTGTATGGGAAAATTGAAACAATATATGTTAACCACAAAAATCAACGGTGTTGAGGTTAATGTGGTATGTCTAACTAATAGTTTAAAGAAGTTTTCAGTGCTATTAGATAAATCTTACTCTTATGTGAGGGAATATGCGAATGAAATGGGTTATATTGTTGATGAGTGTTTTGAATCTCCCCACGTTTTATTTGTAGAAAGAGGATTAGGTGGTGAGACACTTGATATTTTTGAGAAAGAACTAGTCTATGATTACGATAGGGCCGTTGAGTTAATTGGTATACATAGGGAAAAATATCCAAATAGTCGAGCCTGGTATGAATCCAAATCATAATATGTAAGTATTTATCAATATGAAAGTAATAATTACTGAGAGTAAGGAAACTAAACTGAAAGAAATCCTTGAATATTTAATTAATGTTCAAGTTGAGGATATACTATCTAATAGTGAGGGGTTTTCTTGGGATGCACAGGACGCAATAGCATCAATTGATGGTGTTGAGATTAATCATATGACATATAATGATGGAATTAAAGTTTGGATTGACATTTATGGTTATGATGATACCTTTGATTTTGATTTTTTAACAAGTGAAATACAATATAGACTTAGAAAAAGTTTCCCCCATTTAAAGATATTCACAAATGAGGTGATATTACAAGATAGTTTGAATGAACAGGAGTTGGATTTGGTTCCTGATGAACCAATTGATGAATGTGTAATTGAAATTGATTACACTAATTTTGGATTTCAATATGAATTAGTATACATTAATGGTATTGCTGACACTCCATCTGAACTTGAACGTGTTTTTAATGAAATTAAAGAGACACCGGGTTGTAAAGTACTATTACATAACACAATTACTAATGAAACCTTCGAATTATCGTCTAAAGATATCTTTTTAACTAAGAATAAGAAAATTTATATATGGAAAAATGTGTTTGATTCTAAAGTATTTCCATATTTCCCCGATATTGTGAAGTTTGAGTCTTACATTAAGTCAACAAATATTAAGAAAGCCCTTGAGATTGCCTTTAAAGATTATTGGACACCATCGACTAATGAGTATGTTGCGGGTGTTGTCGGTGTAAAACCTATTCCATTTGATAAGAGGGGTTGGTCAATTGTCAATTTCTTTAACACTAAACTACCAATTCACGAAAGAATGAAGTTATTTTTGGCTAGAGACATCAAAGATAACAAATTTACATATGATGAGGGTAATATTGAGTCGTCAATGATTAATTGGATGGCCGATTTATTCAGGGATGTTGATAGTGATGATATGAAACAACTTCTTGACATCCAACTTAAATCAATAGTTAACAATTTTAGACAAGAAAAACTTGATGCTGAAAAAATAAGGGACCAATTTCATCCGGGTTCTGATATTAAAATCTCAGGTTTTGGCACAAAAAAAGACATAATTGATGGTATTGATGCCACAATTGATGGTGTAACGTATCAAATTAAACCATTATCCAATATTGAATTAAAAGATGGTATTTATTCAGCAAATATTGGGTTCTCAAATGCGGTTAATTACAGTAATAAACCTATTGATAGAATGGCATTCATTAAAGGTTCGGATGTTTATGTTTTCAATAATTCCCCAATTGGGACTGTTGGTAAAACATATAAGTTTAAAGAGTCCGATTTGATTGAACTCTCTAAATAATGTTGAGTTTTTTTATGTCTAGTAACTATTTATATTAAAAAAGATATTATGAAACACATTTTAAATGAAATGAGTGAAGAAGAAAGAAATAGTATTCGTTCACAACATACCGGTAGTTTGCAAGTACAGACTGAAAGGTTTAAAGCCTTGGTAGAAAATAAATTGGGTAATGCTAAACCATTGGTTAGTGAACAATTAGAATCGTTTAGTGAAATAGATGAGGATGATTTTGACTCATTAGTTAACGATGAGGAAGTTTTGGGTTCTGAAGAAAATGAATTGGAGGAAGATGATAGTGATTACAGAATGTATGACCTACCAAGTATTCATCAAGATATTGAAGATGAACTAATGGAAATGTCTGATGATGAAGCTATTGATTATTTAAAAGATATTATTGAGTTTTGTGAAGACAAATTAAATGGATATGACTCTGAGGAAGAGGATGAATTTTAATTAAAAATTATTATGAAAAAAGTAATAAGATTATCTGAATCAGATTTAGTTAGAATAGTCAAGAGAGTTATAAAAGAACAGGCGTTTTCTCTTGGGGGTCTTGAATCAATGCCCGATACCGGTTATGACGCGGTTGACTCCTCACCTCAAACTATATGTCAACAAACCAAAAAAACTTCAGAATTAGTCTTAGAGTTATTTAGTAAATTACGAGGAGTGTCAGGTCAACCAAATCCTGCGGATAAAACAATTCAGTCTTGGATACTAAGATTAAATAATTCGATTAAAGGTATTGGAACTTCAGGTGATTTAAATAAAGTGTTTAGTGAGATTAAAACACAACAACAAATGGGTTCAGTGTTAAACGCATATAATAAAAAATTTGGTAAACCATTATATGAAGATTTGAGTGGTGAGGCCACAGTGTCTTGGGATACGATATGGAAACTATCTCAGAAATTTGGAAAAGGGTTTAATATTACGGCTTGTAAAACATTAAAACAACAAACGGCCTAACAATTTTTATTACCCCACCTCATCCGTGGGGTTTTTTTATGCGATTTATTTTTCTTATATTTGAATTATGAATATTAAGGACGGAATCACAAAAGAACAAGTTGGATTAATTCTTGGCTCAAAGGATACCCAACATTTATTTTTAAAAATAATGAAGGACGTTTGGAACGTTCCTGTTAAAGTCAATCGTAAAGGTGATGTGGTTGTTGATACAAAATTAATTGACGTTACCGATTTCATTGTTGAACATTGGAATTACAATGAGGCGAGAGTTATTTTACGTGAAATGTTTAGAACGACTGAAAAATATAGGAATGGTATGAATGCCATTAAATTGTTCAATCATTATAAGTCCGAGTATTTTAAATTGGGTTACGTTGATTATAAGTGGCCATTTGTTTCCGCTCAGTTCGATTCATATGCGGTTAAGACCATTGTTTACCCCTCCGCTTACGATGAAACTAATTTTGATGGTAGTTTGAAGAAGATGCAAAAGGATATTGAGAAATTCTCATATCTAAAAATCTTCAATACATTACGTAATGATTATTTGGAGTATTTAATTTTTAATGCTGACGAAGATATCATTCCAACATTTTCACATAGAGGTGGTATTGATTATTATATTCACGGAATTGGGTTTGACCAAAAAGTTTCTCGAAGTGTTACTAATCAATTTATGGATTATTATGGGGAATCTTGGAGGGATGTTGCGTTATCTGAGCCACATATTGTTTCCAAGTATTTGATGGAATTAGGTGATGAGTCAAGATTTTCGAATGTTCCAAGGTTTTTCATCATTGATGTTGATGGTTCTTATGATTTGGAAGGTATTGAAGAAAAAGTGAGGGGGATTTCATTTGAGGACCCCCAAAATGTGACTTACACATATAATCACAGTAGTACCGGTATTAAAGAGTATAGTTGTCCTGTGATATGTTTAATGTTAACTAAAACCCCCCTTCTTTAAGTTGGGGGTTTTTTGTTTTCTATTATATTTATTGGTATGAGAATTTTGATTAAAGAATCAGCCGGTGAAAAATTACGTGAGTTAATTAATACTAAAGGTGTTAATGAGGTGGTTAAATTGGTTGGTGGTATTAAAACTTTGTTGAAAGTAGCATTTAACGATGATTTAAAGGAATTTTATAAATCAACAGGTTTTGTCCCATATAAATTCGATTCGACAGGTGAGAATATGTATATCGACAATTTATTAATTGAGTCACTTAATTTAGAAGATAGTTGGAATAAGAAAGAAAAGAAACTTGGTGATTTTAAATGGACTAGTGGTGGTATGAATTATAAGTTCACTGCATACGCGTCTACACCATTTAATGGACATAGTGGTCAAGAGTATAGGAGAGTTCTTGGTACTTGTGGTGACTCAGGATTTGGATATTCATTTATATCAAAAAGAAATACAATTGGTAAACGAGGTAGAACTCAGATATTCAAACAAATTATAGAGAAATATAAATTAAACAGTTATATCAATGAAGATATTAATTAACGAGGAAGTAAATAAAAAGGTTTTTGGGTTATTCCAACGATTGATTGATGAAGAATTATCCGTACTAAAGGAACGTTATCGTAATGAAGAGATTAGTGCTAGTAATTGGTATCTAACATTGTTTAGCCATATAGATAAAGTTAAAGTGATAAATATCAAACATAAACCATCATTAAGTGTTTATATTGATGTTTATGCAGACGCTTACTTTGATGAAGATGATGTTCAAGGATTTGCACAATATTTACGTGAAAAATTATACTACACAGGAAAACCTTGGATTGTCCCAATATTAATTAATGGTAAACTTGAAGACGGTATTATTACTGAAAATAAAGTTGATAAACTTAAATATATACTTAATCGTGAAGGACCTAATACCACAATTAAATTAATGGGTGGTTGGGATAAATTTTGTAAAATATTTAATCTTAGTGGTCCGATGGACTTTTTACATCTATTTGATGATTTAGAGGCAGTTCAATCAAAAGATAAAAATGATTACATTTTATTTAGATATCAGGAAGGTAATAATGTGATGATTTACGATAAATTCCTAAAGTGTCTTTACATAAGTGAAAAAGAAATTTGGGATTTTTTAAATGGTAAACTTGGTATTGAATACTACAGTATTATTGAATACACTAAGGAGTGGGCTGAAGATGTTTTCCACTTAAACTTAAAGAGAACAGAACCTTTACTGGGTCCTAGTTATATTAAAATGATATGAAAATAATAATAACCGAAAATAAAGTTGAGAGACTTAAAGAGTTGATTAAAACCAATGGGGTTAAACAGGTTATTGACTTAATGGGTGGGTTTGATACTTTTTGTAAAGTATTGAATATTGATACTTTTATGGAGTTCTTACACCTGTTTGATGATTTGGAAGTTGTTCAATCTGAAACAGATGGTGATTGGACGTTATTTCGTTATAAAAAAGGTTATAACTTAATGGTTTACAACAGACGAAATGATGAAGTTTACATTAGTTCTGATATTTGGTGGGTTTTGGATGAATATTTTGATTTGACCAACCTTGTTATTCAAAAAGTTACAGAGAAGTGGTTGGGTGAGGTTTATAATTTAAGGGGAATCAAAACAGTAAAATCTAATTTCGCAAATTTGTTCAGTTGGATGAGGACTAAAATTTAAAATGATACTATGAAAATAATAATAACTGAAGAACAATATAAATCCATTAATGAAATGATTAAACTCGACATTAAAGTTGGGGATACATTAATGGGTGGGAAATTTAAGAATAAGAAGGTTGTTGTTAAAACCATTGGTAAGAATGACAAGGGTGATATAACAATTAACGGTAAACCGTTATTGAGATTTAGATTGTTGAAAGAAGAGATTTCAACCGAAAAAAGTGTTAACTTATTTAAAAAATGGTTACATAATAATTTTGACGAGATTTCGTTTTTGGAAACCTCAACATATGACGGTCATCCGTTAATTAAAATTTATTATACAACCGATAGTGATGCGGTTAATCACGACTCTTGGTTAGCGGGTGAAATAAGTGACGAATGGAATAAAGTTACAGGTGGTCAAATACCTGTCATACCTAGATGGAAATTTAGTGGATATAATGCAAAAATTGTTATTGATACTGAAGAGTTTGTTGATGATGATGAAGTAATTAATGAGGGGGTTTCAATTCCAATTGATAAAAGGGTTGAATTATTTAAGAAATGGTTATATAAAGAATATCCCAATATTTCACATTTGGAGGTAACAAGAAAAAAAGACCCCTATTTACATCCCTCAAGATTTAAAGATATTCCATTAGTTATAGTTCATTATACGGAGAGTGATGCTGGTGGTTATGCCACTTGGCAACCCAATTATCGTAGTCATTTAACTATGGATATTGTTGATAAGTGGAATAAGATAACAAACAACTCAATCCCAATCACCGGTAGTTTTTTTGATAGAATTGACCATAATAAAATTCAAATACTTGTTGATGCGGAAGAGTTTAGTGAAGATGAGGGTAAATCTATTAATGAGAATACCGAATCTAAAAAAGATAATACGATTGATAAATACATCAAACACGTTGCCCCTCAGTTATTACCTGAGAATGTTAAATTTGTAATGAGCCCATCAGAAGATGGTGTTAACATCTATGTTATAGATAAAGACAGATTTAATCTTAATTCTAAGTTAATTGGGTTTTTTGATAATGATTATGGTTCAGATGATAGGAGATTATATTTGGAACCAAGATACTCTAAATTATTTGAAGTCTTTGGTAATAATCCTGATTTAATCGTTGATTGGTTTAATCGAACATATGAATATAAATTAAAACGAATGTTCAATGAGATTGATTGGGAAATTAATAGTATTGATACGGTAAAATAATATATGAAGCCCCTCTTTTTTTAAGTGGGGTTTTTTTGTATCTTTGATTTATGGAGAATTACATTAAGATAGGATATGAAGTTCGTGAAGACGGGAGATTGTATTTGGATTTGGGGACTAATAAGGAATCAATAGAATACGGTGAATCATTATCTGTATTATCGGGTGCGTTAGCGATGGTAATTCGTATTGCTGGTGAGAAAAGTAATCAGACTGAGGGTGAGGTGATGAGGTCTGTTGTTACTTATCTTGAATCAGAATTCATTAACCCCGACTCATTTAAGGATTTGGAAGTGAAACGATAAACATAAATTTGCTACGATAAACTAGGTTAGTTTATTGAACAATAACATATTTATTGATATGGAAAAAAAAAGAGATATTACCGATGAGAGTGTTTTGAAAACAATTCAAAAATTCGCAACTGTGATGATTAACCGATATTTTAAATTATATGCAGGTATTAAAACTGATTTTAAATTTGAAGTTGAACTTGTTGATTTATTTGAGGGTGAGAGACAGTGGGATTATGAGGATGATTTTAGAAGACATTACGACTACGTACTTGAATTAATTCCGGATAAACCATTCCCGTGGGTTGTATTCATTAATAATGATGATGGTAATTATAATGGTTTATACAATTATCCTGTAGAAAAAATTTATAAAGATGGTCATCCTTATATATGGGTCGCAAATATTCAAACAATGTTAAAAATGGACTTACGTATGTTAGGGCCTAATTTCACAAGTTCTAGTTTTAGTATTCAAATTAAAAACGTTGATAAGTCATTATATTTTAATGAACCCCAAGATTAACTTGGGGTTTTTGTTTACCACTTTCTTTTATCAATAAGATGTCCCTTATCATCCCATTGTTTACCTTTTCTTTTTTCTCCGTTAACATATAGGACTTCAAAGATTTTACGTCCGTTATCGTTATAACAATACCAATACCCGTCTTTAACCCCGTGGGAATATGACCCCACACCGATTATCTTACCTACTTCATTATATTGAGTCCATACGGAATCTTTTTTCCCATTTTTGTCAAGGAAACCTGTTTGTTCAATGGTGTTGTTACTGTATGTTGAAACAACCATTGTTATTTCTTCTTCTTGTGCATATGATATGTAACTGATTAGAAGAAACATTACTGAGATTAGAAATTTTTTCATAATGTTACTTTATTATTAAATATATTAATAAAACGTTAATAAATCAATTTTCGGGCCATTTGAGTAAAATTTAATATACGTATTAGTATGAAAACAGTAATATTAGCATTGATGATTAAGGTTTGGTTCTTAGATGTTGAGACCAAAGAGACATTACCGGCAGTTAAAGTAACCACTGACAAGTCTATTTATTATTCTAATTTCGACGGGTATGTTAATATCCCCAATGATGAAAAAGTGTTGAAGGTAACTTACAACACTTACAAGTCAGTTGAAAATTTCAAATCCGATAGTGACACAACTATTCTACTGAAACAGTATTAACATCCCCCAATAATGAACTTGAGTTTGATATCTTCAGGTTCGACTTTTAATAACCCACCTAACATTAATTGTATTGAATTGGTTGCTCTATTCTCGTATTTATTTCTTTGTTCAAATGTTGATGACAGAAATGAACGGGGGTGGTATATGACTTCAATTTCATAAATATTTTTATTTTGTGTTACAAGATAATATGTTGATGCACTGAAAGATAGTTGTGAAACTTCACTATCTAAGTACATTAATTTTGAAATCTTCACATTAACCGAAGAGAATGGGGACTCCATTTTACATATTGTTTTTTTAATCAATAATCTAATATCAATATCTTTCATCACCAAATGAATTTATGTGGCTTAATTAATTCTTCTCGTCGTTTACGTTGTAATGTTTCAATATAAACTTGTTTAATGTAATGGTCAAAATCACATTCTTTAATACAACACATTTTACCCCATTCTCTTAGTGGGGCTTGATTAATGTTGGCGTGGTCACGAATAATTATTTTGACGGTATCAACAACACCATTATAACTTTTTAGTTCGTCAGGAACTAATTTATTTTTAGGTGCGATACCTAGAGTTAAATACCCTACTTGTCTACCGTAAACGGTCATAACTCTATCTTGTGAACGTAATTCAATTGCGTCTATACTCCAAAAGAATTTTCTGAAAATATTATCTATCATATTGGGTCAGTATTACAATGTATTCCATAAGAACTATTCTGTATTGCCGTAATTACTGGTGTTGGTAAATCCAATTTTTTCCTAAATTTTACTAAATTTTCACTTATTACGTCAATATGAATAAATAACCGATTACGGTCATTAACTCTAATTTTAATATCTTCTTTAATGTGACATAATTTTAATATCTCTTCAACATCACAAACACATTCTAATTGTTTTGTTGGGGAATTACTAAAAATTCGAATATCAAGTTGATATATGTTATTATCATTGGTGAAGGTTATTTTACTATTGTCGTATTTTCGTTTGATACATTTGATTACGACTTCTCTTATTTTGTCAAAATTTTCCATAATTCAATATTTGATACTACTAAATTAATGAAATTTTATTTAATATTCTAATATGGATGAGATTGAATTGAAAAAATTTAGGATAGTTGAGAAATTTATGAATTTCTTTTGTCCTTGCGAGTATACTATTAGTTATTTTGAGGACCATTATTTTGTCAGGATTAATACTAATTATTATACAATGTACGACCCTAATAGTTTTGATGTTAGATATCGTATTGGTGGTAAAGTTTTTGATTTTGACGCAATTTATTATAGTATGAATGGGTTCCCATTTCATAATAAAATCTATATATATGGTGGGGATAAGAATACTGTTATGTTACACCCCAATTTAGATAAGGGAATAATGTCGGGAATTAGGTCTGACCAAACATTTGGGAGATATTTGAATCATTTGAATGATGAAGTTTGTAGAATCCATTCCCGTAACTTTTTTTTCTAATATTTATATTAATATATGGAACCATTAATTAATATTTTAACAAGAACTTCAGGACGACCAATAGGTTTTAAAAGGAATGTTGAATCTGTTAGGTCTCAAACATATAAGAATATTCGACATATTGTTTGTACCGATGATAAAGATTCAATCCCTTATATTGAAGAAATGGGGATTACAGATTATGTCCTAATAGATAAAGAAAATGTAATTCAATCGGACACTGAACCACCACGTAGAAGTCGTAAAATGGTTCATAACCTATATCTTAACATTTTAAATGAAAAAGTTACTGATGGTTGGATAATTTATTTGGATGATGATGATTTATTTATTGATAAAAATTCAGTTCAAAAAGTGGTCAAGAAAATCAACACCGTTGATGATGATACTTTAGTTGCTTGGAGGATGAAATTTTCAAGTGGTAGAACATTACCTCTTAGTTATGGTGATATGAGATTAACTAAAATTGGGGGGTCCTGTATTGGATTCAATTTCAAATATTCGAAAGATGCTATTTGGGATTCTTGGTCTTGTAGTGATTTCCGTGTTATAGAAAAATTAACAAAAGTAATACCTAATGTTAGTTGGTTATGGGAACCCATTGTTTACATACCAAAGGCCGGTTTAGGTAAACGTAAAGACGCATAATATTTATGAAAGTATTAATAACTGAGGACCAATTAATGGATGTTTGGAAAAAATCATTTAGAAAGATTTGGGATAAACGGGGGTATGCGTCAATTGATGAAAATTTGATGAAGTTAATGCGTATGCCGATGTCTTTTCACCATCATCTTGAAGGTTGGGTTTTAGAATGGAATGAAGAACATAACATAAACCCATTAAAGTATTTTGAGGAAGATGGTTATAAGTTTAACCAATCAACATCAAGTCCCCATTTATATATGTCGAAAGATTACATCCAAATAACATTAAGTGATGATGATTTAAGTGGTGACGTTAGGTTCGCTCGTATTGATGTTAACACTAAAGATAAAGATGTTACGGTTTGGATTGATATTGATTTCAGCACAATCGTTGATGGTGGTAGACCATTTGATGAATTGTACCCTGTTGAAAATGATGATGATGATTATTTCGCAGTTGTTAATGAATATCGTGATGAATTTTTATGGTTAACTGCAAAACACTTTCAAAAAAATTACACAGATAAAATGGGGTATCTGTGTGAAATTGAATTTGCATAAAATCCTTGATATTAAAACAAACATTATTATATTACAGTTATGGAAAATTCTCAAAAAGCACAGATGTACGGACAATTACTAAACGAACATACTAGAGTCGGAAATCAAATATCGGAAATTAAAGCTGAACACTTTGAAATGAATGATGAACAGATGAAACGTATTAAAGTATTAGAAAATAAACAAGTACAAATTATGTTATCCATTAAGAAATTAATGAGTTAATTAAAACCCACCTCATCAGGTGGGTTTTTTGTTTAACACCATATTTATTTGTATGAAAGTTTTAATCAGCGAAAATAAATTAGTAGGTCTCTATCAAAAATTAACCGATGATTGTTTGAATTTGTTATGGGACATTGCTGATGAAAATCAAGCAACACCTGATTGGGTTGACCCTGAAATCTTAAATGACGTTACAAGTATTGACTCAATCACAGTTAATAATGTTGAGAAAGAGACTGAGATTTATCCAGGATTTACATTAACTATTTTTAAAGTGCACGTATCAACAATATTGGGAGGTATTAGATTCGTTGATTGTTTCCAAATATATCACAATATTGAGTATTACCTCAAAGTTAATTCTGTTGGTAAGTCAAGAGAAATTCAGGTTAAGATTATTGAAGATAATATTGAACGAAAAGATAAAGACCCTCAGTGGTAAAACATATAATCCCCAACTTGATTGGGGATTTTTTATTTACTATAATTTCAACTATGGGAACACTGAATATAACACATAACGATAGGAGACTTGATACTATGATAGGTAGAGTCCCTATTCATATTCATCGTAGTCGTCCTTGTTTTGAACAATATGACATCCATTTATTTCACAATATGGTTAACTCATTTGTAAATAAGAACTACCGTAGAAATATATCAGAATACAATATTGAGTTTAATGTTGATAATGGTTTAATCATTATTAATTTTGTAATGAGAAAAAGTTTTGATGTTCACGACTTTAATGAAAAACTTGAGAATATCTTATTATTGGTAAATTGTGAAAGAAAACCTCAGTTACAAACAATTTATAATATGGATTATCAATTTTGGGATTCGAACCGGTAATTAAAAACTTTACATTCAGGATTCAAGTTTGATAGGTCAGGAAATGTTACGTTACCAATATCATCATTATCAATATGTGAGATATGGATTTCGGTAAATAGATGACAATATTTCTCATACGTTTTTTTACCCCCAATACACCAATCAACATCGGTAATTAATTTATCTCTTTCATCAACAATAAGTGTTCTATTTTTTAATGGTGGTAGACCTGTAAAGGTTCTGTAACCAACTAATAGAGTTTGGTTCAGTGTTAGTGATTTAAAATGTTTTAAGTCATCGGTTGATTTCCATAATAATTTATCCCCAATTCCAATGAACCCTAAATTGTTAACTGCGATTATTGCTTTCATTTTAAAAATGTAACATATTTATAGTATATGAAAATAATAATTACAGAAAGTCAGTATAAAAAATACAAACACTTGTTTGAACAAAGTGTTTATGACGATGAGGATTACGATAGTAATACCGGTTACGGTAATGAGGAATACGATACTAAAGAAGGTATGACAATTGAAGGTGAGATTAAATCTTTACCCATTAAATTTACCTATTCTGAAATGAAGGAAATTGAAAATGGTGAGATTGAATATTACGGAGAGATTAGATTTTACGGTGATGAATACTTAGGTGTTATTGCTACTGATAAACGTGGTTATTTACTTGAGTTTGATTTCTATTCAACATTATCTGATGAGGATGTTCGATTACAAAATGTATTAAAAGAAATGGGTGGTTATTATGAATTTGAACATTGGTTAGATTCGGAAGTTATCCCTAGTATTCAAGATTAAAATTATGGTTGAGAAAATTAATAACTTAATTGAAAAGTTTGGACTATCTCAAGCAATTAAAATGTTGGGTGGTTTCTACAAATTTAAACAAGTGGTTGATGATAACCCTGAATTAGGTCATCATCTTGGCAATTTAAAAGGTAGTTGTAGTGTTTCACAAAGACGTTTTCCTGACGCATTTTTTTATTTTAATATATTGGATTATGATATTATGGATGAAGAATTTGTTGAGATAATTGTTGATATGATTGTTGATTTTAAAAATCTATCAGGTGAAGAGATATATCTATTAAAACAATGGATTGGTGCGGTTGCCGATGACCACGGATTTGAAATATACGATATTGATTTGGAAATCCCATCACACCAAAATCTATTTATCAAATCATTCAATGGTAGACCATATAATTGGCCAGGTTATGAAGATGTGATTAGTGATGAAGAAGCCTTTGGATTACTTGATAAAACAGGTTTGTGGGATGGTATGATACGTGAAGGGGAATCTTTAAGAGATACAATCAAAAATGTATTAAAAGAAGAAAGTGATAACCCATTAAATAAGAAGGTAAGACACGCAGTCGAAGACTTGGGATATGAAAACGCTATTAAATTGTTCGGTGGTAATTTAGATATAATCAAACGAGCATATCAAGATAATCCATTATCATTCCTTAACCAATTTAATAATTTAAATCCGGTTAAGAAAGGTGAGGTTTTGTTTTATCGTGATGAAAATGGTAAACCATTATTTGCGTATTATAACGATGATGGTAGACATATTGTTAATATTGATAATGATAGAGTATGGGCGTTTTTTGGTGAAGTTTTAGGTTATGATTGGGATGAAATCCAATCACTATTAAAGGTATGGCTTAGTGAGGTTTATGGTTTAGATGATGTCAAACCACTCAGAGCGTATCAAATATCAGATTATTAAAAATAATTTAACCCCAAATCTAAAAAGTTTGGGGTTTTTTATTTATATTTGTTTTAAAATCTAAAGAATATGAAATATAGAACACATAACGACGAACACATCAACGTGGTTGGAACATCGCACAAAGCTGATTTCACAACAACTTACGCTAAGTTGGTTGAATTATTTGGAGAACCAAGAAAGGCGTCAGGTGATGGTAAAGTTGATGCTGAATGGAAAGTGGAATTTGAAAACGGTGAGGTCGCTAATATCTACAACTATAAAAATGGTGCTAAGTATGGTAATCCAAATATTGAAACCATTACTGAATGGACTATCGGTGGATACAAGAGTGAAGTTGTTAAATTAATAACAGAATTGTTATGACGGATGGTTATATGAATAAATTTGATGCCATAGTTGGTATTATTGTAATGGTAATGATTATTGTTAGTTCAGTGTTATTCGTAAAATGTGAAGATAACAAATACAACCAATGTAAGTATTTAATTATAGATTCACATAAATACCGATATCACGCAATAACGTATAAGGTAATTGATAAATCTTGTCTTAGTATGATTAACGAAGACCATAAAAGAGTTATTATTTGTGGACAATACACAATTGAAGAAACAAAATAAATGAAAGGATTTTTTTTAGTGTTATGTTTAATGGTAAGTTTACCATTATTGAGTCAATATAAAGTTGACACGACAATTATAAATGAAGCTTACACCGCTTACGTTAATAAACAATTAGAACAACCATTATATGTGAAATACAAGTTGTATAAAGGTGGTGGTAAGTGTCAAAGAGCCACCAATTGGGTGAACGATACTAAATTAAAATTAGTGAATGAGAATCAATATAAAGGGACTTTATACGATAAAGGACATTTGGCTAACGCCGAAGACTTTGCGTATAACTGTCGTCTTGATTCTTTAACTTTTAGAGATTATAATAGATTACCACAAACAAGAAAACTTAATAGAGGGATTTGGAAAGCGATGGAAACCGAGATTAGGAAAATGTCCCAAACCGATTCACTAATGATTTATACAGGTGGATATTGGGGAACCCCAAATATCGAAGTGAATGGGATGAAGATACCTTCAATTTGTTGGAAAGTAGTTTATAGTTTGTCACAGAAAAAAATAGTTCTTTGTTCGTTATTCTATAATAATGACACCCCTGTGAGAACTGAAACAAACTTAGGGAATCTTGAATTAATGTTAGGGTATTCTTTAGGTGTTTATCCTGAAACCAAAAAAAAGAAAAAATAAATTATATGAACACGTTAGATAAACAATACACAGATTTACTTCAAACCATATTAGATTATGGGGTTGATAAGAAAGATAGAACCGGTACGGGAACTAAATCTATCTTTGGTTATACCATTCGTCATAATATGAAGGACGGATTTCCTCTTCTTACAACAAAGAAAATGTATATGAAAGGAGTTATTACCGAATTGTTATGGTTCTTACGTGGTGATACAAACATCAAATACCTTGTTGATAATGATTGTCATATTTGGGATGGTGATGCTTATAAGAATTACTGTACCGCTTATAAAGATGGTCACGAATTTTATGAGGATGAAACAGTCAAACGTTCCTACACGCAAGAAGAATTCATCAACAAAATCAAAACAGATGATGAGTTTGCTAAGAAGTGGGGTGATTTAGGTCCTGTGTATGGTAAGCAATGGAGAAGATGGACTAAAAAGAAAATGTATTTTTCAACTGACGGTTCATATGAAAACATTTATGAAGAAGCTGACCAAACAGTTATTGACCAAATCTCGTGTTTAATCAACGAACTTAAAACAAATCCTGATTCAAGACGTTTGATGGTAAATGCTTGGAATGTTGGAGAATTGGATTCAATGGTACTACCACCTTGTCATTATGGATTTCAAGTTTATACAAGAGAGTTGAGTTTAGATGAGAGATTGTCAATAGCAGATAAATTTAATCCGTTAATAAGAGAAGATTGTTTAACTAAAACACATCACCCTGATGAAACTGAAGAATTAAAATTAGTATACAGACACGAATTTTTAGATAATTTAGGGACTAATGTAGTTCCTCAAAGAAGAGCAATCTCATTAATGTGGAATCAACGTTCAGTAGATACATTCTTAGGTTTACCATTCAATATTGCATCTTATGGATTGTTATTGGAAATCATTGCTAAAGAGGTGAATATGGTTCCTGACCAATTAATTGGAAACTTGGGAGATACTCATTTATATTCAAACCATATTGAACAAGCAAAAGAACAAATTGGTAGAGAATTACGAGTTGATGAAAGAGTTTGTATGTGTTATGAAAACCCCAAATTAGATTTGTCTAAGATACAGGAAGGAATGAGTGATGAAGAATTCACAAAAGTTTGTGATGAATTTAAAATTCCGACAAGAACAAGGACACCATTTCAATTACCAACATTAAACATTAACACTGAGTTTTGGCCTACTGAATCAGGTGAATGTGGTGTTGGTCCTTTACATAGTGATATTGATGTTCTTATTAAGAATATGGAAATTACGGATTTTGAGATTATCGGATATCAATCACATCCAACAATAAAAGCACCATTATCAAATTAATTTATTATATTTGAAGAAATGAAGACACGGATACACGTTAATCAACATCATATCAGGTCAAACAAAACAAAAGATACTGACTTACCCGTAATTACGATAAAACAAGGACGTAAGAACACTTATTGTAATGAAGTTGAGATACTTGGTCCAAGTAAGATAATATATTGTGGTAGTGGGGATAAAAAACCTATATTAAGTTGTGGTGCGAGAGTTGTCATTGAAACAGAAAGTGAAATCAATATAATAAGTTAAGTTATGAAGAAAAAAGAAATTAGTTTGTTGAATAAGAAATTCCCAAGTATTGTATTGTTAAATTCGGAGGGAAACATATTAACCGCATATAAAACTATGGAAGGTTATATGATGATTGATGAACATCGTGAATTAATAGCAATCTTGAACGATAAAAACATATTCAAATATGTTAGTGGTATGCTTAGTCTAATTGATTCTGAAGGTAGAGATTTAAAATATAGTGATTACTCAAGTGGTATGAAACCGGAGTTTAGTAAATTATCTGAGTTCTTTGGTTTTGAACCCACTGATTTATCTAATTAATAAAAAACCCCTATTTAATTAGGGGTTTACTTTGTTATATATTTTTTTGATGATATCACTTTGGTTAGAATCTTCATTGTTAGCAATTGCATATAACTTTGAGATTTTTTTAACCATTTTATCTCCGACTATATTGAATTTTTTTATTTGGTCTTTATAAAAACCTAAATAATTATTTTCATATCTACCAAATTTAGATGCGTTTTTATTGAAAAATTTACCTTTTTCACTTTCAGGGTCAATACCCATAAACATTTCGGCAAAACCACTTGCTAAATGTTTATTTAAAGTGTCAATTTTTTTATTGGTAATGTTAGTGTAGGCTAATTGTAAAATTAATTTAACAACCTCATCATCTGTTTCAGGAATATCAATTTCGTTTGACTCAAGTCTTTCTTTAATAACGTCAACCGAATCTAATAATGAATTATAAAATTGCTCAAACGTAAAATTTTGTAGGTTCTTATAACGTTTGTATGATTCGGTCTTTAATAAAAACTCAAGAAATCTGTCTTCATTAATCTTTTCTGTTTTAACACTTGTATAAATCTCAGTGGCTCTCACCAAATTTTCAGTTTGATGACTGTAGTAAACATCAAAAAAGAATTCTTGTAATGGTCTAATACCAAATCCAAAATTAATTGATGATTGATATTCAACTGATGATGGGATAGATTCTTCAGGTTTTTTAAAATGGTCGTAAGCGTGTTTTATTTCGTGTGAAATGTTATTTACAACATCATTAAAATTTTCTTCATAGTATGTGAAAAAGTCATCAAATGTTACATCAACATCTTCATCATCAGGTATGTAGAATTTTAACATAATGTGTAAATCACTTGGGTCTTTTTTTGAAACATAAACAAATTTATTGTAATCAACACTTTGTCTTGGATTAAATCCTGCACCTCCCAAAGTTAACTCATCAACACCCGCCTCTTTAATTTCTAACATAAAGGAAATATTTTTGATGGTTAAATCACTAATGTTCGTATTTATTCGGAATGATAATGGATAATTATCTTCAGTTAGATAACCATCACCACTAAATATTTTTTTTAGTTCATAGTATACGTTTTCAGTAATACTTTTTGCCGCTTCAACAATGTTTGATGGGACCCCCAATTCTTCGTGGAGTACACTTTCTATTAATTTTCTCATTATGCTAAATTTAAATTAGGGTCAGTTAATACTGCTGCAACTTTTTCCTGTCTCAATAATCGAGTTCCTTTTCTATCCTCAATTGCTTGTTTTAATAATTCTTTATCAGACTTACCATCTTTAACTGCGTTATTTAAACTTTTTGCGAATTTTTGGAAGAAACCAGGTCCATTCCAACTAGCATATGAGAAGTGCATTAATAATCTATCATTACTTTCAACACGTTTTCTAAGTTCAGGTGAGAAGTAATTACCGGCATTTCTATCATAACTATGTTTCATTACTTTAGCCGCTAAATTTTTTAACGTATCTTCTAATTCACCACCTTTATAATTCCATTTCCATTTTTTACAGAATTGGGCCATACCAAGGTCTTTCTTCTGTTTATCAATAAGTCTGAAAAATTCTTGACCATCAGATGTTTTTTCAATACTACCATTATATCTGTCTAACCCAAACATAGTTTCAGTTGAAGCACCCATACTTCCGTCAGGATGATTACTACAAATACCTAATTTAGTTGTTTGATTATTCTTTGATGTTGAACCATTCCAATAACCACCTTCAAATTTATCAATTACTTTTTTGGTAACTTTCATCCATTTAGAATCAACAGAACCTGAAGTTTTATCATTTAAATATGAATCGTCAGAATTATCTGATTTGGTATCATCAGTTTTAGTTTTATCGTCTGAATTAGACTCATCTTCTGATTTTTTTAATAATGCCATTATCGCATCACCAAAGCCTGGCTTATCCTGTTCGTTAATATTATATAGACCTTTTATTTCGTTTTTTTCTGATTCAGTAATTATTAATCTCTTACTCATAATTTAAAAGTATTTATTATAAATATTTAATAGGTATGAAAGTTACTATAGAACATAAGAAATCAGATATAAATAAAGACAACTATAAAGTTTATGATGAGTTTATTAAGTTATTAAACCATTGTCTACCATTGAAGGATGATATTACAATCACTTTTTTAGGTGAAAGAGTTGGTGGTATGACAACAGGTAGTCGATTACCTAATCAGATTAATGTTTTATGTAAAAATAGAATGACTCGTGACATCTTTAGGACGTTGGCACACGAATGGGTTCACGAATACCAAATGAACGTTTTAAAACGAGATATGGGACCTGATATTGGGGGACCGAATGAAGACGAAGCCAATTCATTGGCCGGTCAACTAATCAAAGTGTTCGAAAAGAAAAATCCTGACTTGGTTGAAAATATGTATGAATAAAAAAACCCGACTATTGCCGGGTTTTGATATATTCTTTTTTTAATTAAGCTTCAACTAATTCAACAACTTCTAAGTCAAATATTAATTTTTTACCAGCCAATGGGTGATTAGCATCAACCGTAATAGTTTCTTCATTAACTTCAGTTACTAATACATTGATTGGCATTCCGTTTGGTGTCATCGCTTGTAATCCTTCACCAACTTGAACCCCTTCAGGTACTTGGTCTTTAGGAACAACAGAAATCAAATTCTCATTAATTTGACCATAAGCGTTTTCAACATCAATTTCAACAGTTTTCTTCTCACCAACTGTCATTTCAAGTAATCCGTCAACAAATCCTTGGATAAGTGGTGATTCTCCTAATTTTACCTCTAATGGTTCACGTCCATCAGACAAAGATGTGTCAAAAACAGTACCATCTTCTAATTTTCCTGTGTAGTGAACTTTAATTGTGTCACCTGTTTCAATTTTCTTCATAATTTGTTTTTTTTATTAAGTATAATGCACGTTTTTCGAATAATCAAATGTCTACGGAATAAATTAAAGATATTTTTGTTTTAAACCCGGAACCTTTCCAAGATTCTGTAACTAAATAATTTAACCCATCACTATATAGGTCCGTCATATCATCATACGTTGTGTCACCAAGTATTAATTTAACATCAACAACATACGATTTATTGTTAGTTGAATACGATACATTATTCACAACAATTTTTGCACCTTCTCCATAGAGTAGTTCCAATTCGTTTTTATATAAACGATTAAAATGTAAATCAAAATATTTTACAAGAAACATATTAAATAATAAGTATCTTTGTAAAAGAACTAAACCTTAATATTTATGTTTATGGGACGATTAATAATAACCGAATCTGAGAGAGAAGAGATTTTAAAAAAATATAACGAAGAGAATACGGATAAACAAATCCTAACATTCCTTAAAAGACATTTTCCTGTATCAAAACCATTTGGAAATAGCACTTTCTTTAATGATGATTTTATGAAAAATAGAATTATGATTCGAATTGATGATAAATTACTCTCTGTTGATGATAATAAAAAATCATTGGTCAACCGTTTATTTAACGAAATTGATGATGTGTTCCCCGGTGTTGATGTTTCATTAAAAAGAAGAACTATTAAAAAATTCGTAGATTTAATTTTAACTTCAGACTTTTAATCACTATCTTTGATTAAACTTTAAAACTAAACGATATGGAAAAGACACAATTTCAAGTAGAATTCAATTGGGTTATAGATGTATTAACATCTTGTGTGACTTTAGACCAAATATCGGTTGCGGATAACCTATTCAAAAAACTAATGGTTAAGTGGGGAGGTAAATTAGATGAGTCAAGAATTTACACTATTGGTGTACTTTTCAATAAAATTAAAAAGTTCCAATCTAACAAAATCAAAAAAAATCGTTCACAAAATAACAGGAGTGTTGATTTTTTAAAATAATAGTGGTATTTATTATTACTATCACTCTCATCACGAGAGCCTCTATATATTTAAAAGGAGTAATTTAAACGTTACTCCTTTTTTTATTGGAAATAAGTCCGTATATTTGTCCTATGAAGATTATAAACGAATATTTGATTATAGACCCAATCACGGGTGAAGTTGACAAATATGTTGAACTTGAAGGTGAAGTATTTTTTAGATTAAGTATTGAAACTAATAGATACAGTTGGACACCTAAGAGTATGTTTTATGAAAGATATGACTCAACTAAAAAAGTATTGAAAGATGGAAAATGAAAAAATAACAGTATTTGAAAAAATAAGATTATGGTGGAAATTTGATGGTAGATATTACCACAAAGATTTCATTGAAGGCATTAAAAACCTATGGAAATGGTTTCCTGTAATATGGAAAGACCGTGATTGGGATTCATTTTTCATTTATGAAGTTATTAGAGTTAAATTGAATAACCAAGCCGATTATATCGGTGGAAAAGATAGACATACTAGAGCTAAACGTGATGCTGAATTAATGAGATTGACTTCACGTTTAATCCAACGTTGTCAAGATGACCACTACGATATGGAATATATGGATTATCACGAATCTAACATTCTTTGGTTAGATATTACAGATAAAGATGATATCCCTGAGAAATACCGAGATTCTAAAAGATTGGAGATTGAAGAAATTAGTGAAAATTTTGACGAGTATTTCAAAAAATACCCACGTCAATACAAACGTGTGATGTCAGGTGAGGTTAACCGATTCAGTCGACCTGTAGAAGAAAAAGATAAAAAACTAATTGCAATGGAAATTGCTCACGAAAATCAAGATAGATGTCGTAAATTAGTTTTTAAAATAATGTCAAATCGTGTTGAAGGATGGTGGGACTAATTGAGATAAATACCCCCAAAGGTAAGGGGGTTATTGAAAAATTGTATGTATCAGAGTTAGATTATGTTATGGTAAAAGTATCTAACCCTGATAAGACTTTTACTACTTACAATCTTGGCAAAATTAAAGACGATTTGTCAATTGATGATTTAATCATACATTTAACAAAAAATAATGTCGAAAATATATAGAATAATTTCAAGTTTCACACAAGAACAAAGTGAAACCGGTATGAAACAATTTAGTGAGTATGAATTAAAAATGATTATTGACTTGTTGGGGAGGATTGAAATGTATACTTTTAAATATGATGGTAAAGTATGTCATTGGAGAGAGGGTGAACTTGAGTACAATATTCTGTTTTGTAGTGAGAAAGAAATTGATGAGGTAAGAAAATACGATAATCAAATCCATAATGATATGGAAGGTTACACAACAATTGACGATATAACTGAAGACGTTTTGTTGAACACGTTTGACACGTCAGTCTTTGGGTTTTTTCAATTTGAAATGAATTATGACTTTTTTAATTTTAGAAAAGAGTATTTAACTAAAGACATCCTTTTGGATAAAATATTAAAATACGGAAAGGATTCATTAACTGAGAATGATAAATTATTTTTAGAAGATAAGGATATGATATCCCCACTTGATAATTTATAAAAACAAACAAAATGAGAGAAATTGGATATTATTGGGGACTTAATCATAAGACAGAAGATAGTATCGACAAATGGGGTATTTATTTTTGGGATGGGAATTGTTTTTGGAGTGACGGTGTTGATTTTTCAGAATGTAGTTTTGTGAGAATTGATAACACTGAAATTTCAAATATTGAAAGATAATTTTGCAATTCAAATAAAAAGATTAACTTTATAAAAAATTATACGATATGAAAGTAACATTAATAAGTGATACGCACAACAAACATAAACACGTACACAATAATTCATTGGGTGATTTACCTGGTGGTGATTTATTAATCCACGCGGGTGATATATCCTCAATGGGGTATGAACACGAAATAACTGAATTTGCAAAATGGTTTGATGGTCTTAATTATACCCACAAAATATACATTGCCGGTAATCACGATTGGGGATTTCAAAACAACGCAGAAAAAGTTAAGGGTAACTTAACAGGTTATAAAACAATTGATTACATCCAAGACGAAACAATCACTATCCAAGATGGTGATGGTCCATTAGTTAACATCTATGGTTCTCCTTGGCAACCTGAGTTTTATGATTGGGCTTTTAATCTACCTAAAAAAGGTCCTGAATTATTTGCTAAATGGGATGCGATTCCTGACACTACAGATATCTTGGTAACTCACGGACCGGCTTACGGATTTCTTGATGATGTTGAAGGTCGCCGAGGTGAACACTTAGGTTGTGAATTATTAGCGGACAGAATTAAATTGATTAAACCAAAAATCCACGTTTGTGGTCACATCCACACCGGTTATGGTCACTACTTCGACGGACACACTCACTACTTTAATGCGTCCTTGTTAAATGAGCGTTACTTATACTCTCAAACACCTTGGACCTTTGAATGGGACCCAATTACCAATGAGATTACATTCTAACCCTAAATCAAAAAACCCCCAAGTGATTGGGGGTTTTCTTATTTTAAGATGTTATAATATTTTTTAAATAACATATACCTATCTGATACACTTTTTGAATCCTCATATATACGTTTAGTTAATTTCCCAACAACCAATTCATTAATTCCAAAATCACAAATAGACCATAAATTTTTAACGTCAAAAATATAAGCGGATGCAACTAACGAATATTTTAATTCTACCAAACTTGGGTTATCAACCAAATTTTTACCAATTTTTTTACCAAATATAATATAATCTTTTTCAGTCAATATTTGAAGGTGGTTAAATACTTTTTGATTAAATGTTTTTCTATTTATTATTTTGGTGTTAGGTTTTTCACGTACCACCTCTTTATTAAAACCATTTGTGTTATAGTGGCATTGAGATAATAAATGTGATAATCGTATAATTGTATTACAATTGAATCTATTAATAATAATTGGTAATTGTAGTAATATCGAATCAGGGATATGGTTTTTTAATTTTAAAATATCTAAAACGTTTTCTGAGGATAATGTTTTAACATTTACATTAGTTACGGGTATCTCAACATTTTCAGAGGTAACTGATGTACTTATCATTAATTTCTGAATTTCAAATTCTATGTTGGTCAAATCAGTTTCTAATGGTTGACGTTTTCTTAAAGTTGGGTGCATTTTTGAATCATCATTTCCATTATGAATAATTAATGACCCATAATTTTTAACACTAAATTTTAAACTATTTAGTCGTTGGCTCATTTGTTGTCCAACACCTGACGACATCTGATTACGTCTTTTTATGATTGGAAATAACTCAAAGTTAATTCGTTTAAAGAACGAGTAAGGTGCACAAAACGCCCCATCAATCCAATTCACATAACCCCAATTTGTGGTTGTAACACTTGTTTGTGTAAATAACCTAACAATATCAGAGTCATTAATATAACTTAATAATCTTGACTGATAATTCTCCACCAATTCAAAATCATCACCGGTCATTACACCATATTTAAATGTGTATTTGGACATTTCATCCAACAACTTATTTACAGTTTTCCAAAAATTATCTTTACCGTTGTTAGTTGGATTTTTTAGATAAACTAAATTATTGTAGGTTTTAAATTCATTGTATCTAACATCTTTGGACCCATCGTCTAATAAAATTATTAAACAATCCTCAGTTTGGGATAAAATACCGTCAATTAGATTTTTAACTTTAACATACCTTTCGTATGATGGTATTATATAAACGAATTTATAATCTTTTTTTTTTTAACCCAAATATAAGTTGGGGTTGATGCGTAATTGACTTTATCGGTCTCATACCCTATTTCATCAGCAATTTCTTTAAACTCGTTAAATTCCTTATCGTCTTTAAGTTCGGCGATTATTATTGGGGAATGTTTTTTAATTATTTCTTTAGCACCTATTAATGCGTTTTTTTCATAACCCTCAACATCTAATTTAATTATTGAAATGTTAGATTCATTTTGTAATAGATTGTCAAGCGTGTCAACAATTATGTCACCCCCATCACCGGTTATTTTTGTCATACCAACATTAGTAACATCCATATCTGAAATTGTTACTGTTTTATATTTTTCACCGACACCAACATTAATCACCTCAACATTTTGAAGATTGTTATTTTCAGTGACGTTTCGTTTTAATGTGTTAAAAATGTTTTGAGATAACTCAATTGAAACTACTTTGTCAGATGGGCAAAACTTAGAAAAAAATAGGGTGTGATTACCTATATTTGCTCCAACATCAACATAAGTCCCTTTAAGGTTTAAAGATTTAATTTTCTCCAATAATTTTAATTCGTAAAAATTATTAGTTATGTTTAAGTGTCGATAGATATGGTCACTATCAAATAATCCTTCAAATATGATATTAGTATTATTGTATTTAATTGTTGTCTTTACCATTTTGAAACTATTTTGGTTTGTTCAATATCTTTTTTCGATTTAAAATCGTCAAATATTGTCCATTTATTATTCATTTTTTCATTATATAATAACCAATTATCACCTCTTTCAATGGTATATGATGTTATATTCTGTTTTTTACATAAATCCCCTAACCAAATATCACCCATATTTGGAATTGGAAAATCATTGATACTTATTTTCAGCATTGAGGTGTCAATTAAACAAGCACCACTACCAAGTAAATCAACTTCAATATCTCGATTTAATGGTTTTAGACAATGATAAACGGTTCTGTTTTTATAATAACTTGTAACAGGTTTTCTTAAAATAACCCCGTGTAACCCAACAATTGATTTATATTTTTCACATTTTTCAATTAAGACATCACAATAGTTATTTGGATATATAATATCATCATCACAAGAAAAATAATAATGATTTGGGAAATCGTCAATTTTATAAAATTTTGCAGCATCACCTAAACTATTGTCAAGTAAATAAGCATCAATCTTCTTCATTTTTAAAAATTCAGGAATTTCAGTATAATTATTCAATCCAACAACAATCCTATCAACTTGGTCATATAAACTATTGACAGTATCTTCTAAACAATCAACTCTGTCAGGTAATGACGCTATTCCAGCTATTCGTTCTTTCATCATTTAATTTACCATAAATATTAATTGATTTATTTTAATAATGAATGGTATTCTTTAAAATGTTTGATACGGTCAGATAATCCAATTGTTCCTCCGTTAACACGTTTGGTAACTTTAGTAACAACATCATCAGTTGCACCTAAATCACAAATTGACCATAGTTTATTAGAATCAAAGAAAAATGCCGCAGATGCCAACGGATATTTGTTAGCAACCAAATCAGGATTACCGATACAATCCTCACCAATAAATGATGTGAACTTACTATAATTTTGTTTTCCGGTTAATTGGATGTAACCTCGGCCACGGTATTTCCAACCTTCTTGACTTGATTCGTCACCATTCCCCATTCTACTACTATAAACTCTTGATGCGATTTTTTCAGGTTGTTTTGCATAAGATTCTGATAAGTTACCTGGAAAATATTTACCAAATGTATTTTTAAGACCTTTTGATGAATAGTTTAAATTTTCAGAGACCGCTTTAAACCCTCCTGACTCGTGATGACATTGAGCCAAGAAATGACATAATCTTAAAACTGAGTTACAATTGAACCTTAGTCGAACCTCCGGTATTTGTTCTAACACTGAATCAGGAATATGTCCTTTTAATTTTGACAAGTCAATCGAATTAGATGTTGGTGTTACCACTGAGGTAATACCTAATAGGGTTAATGATTTTTCCCCAACAATACCATCAGGTGTTAAACCATTTTTTGTTTGCCATTCTTTAACGGCCTTTTCTGTGTTGGGACCAAAGTTACCATCAGGTGTTAAACCTAATTTTACTTGTAATTTTTTCACGTCCTCACCTTTCGAACCAATTTTTATCATAATATTTAATTTTTATATTGATAAATACATTTTTAATCCCTATTAATTAGACATAAAAAAAAATATTTAGTATGTCAAAATTTATTATTGATAAATTACACTCAGAGATTGAGTTTAAAGTGAAACATTTAATGATTTCCACCGTTACAGGTCGTTTTACAGATTTTGAAGCTGAAATGATTTCAGATTCAGATGATTTTACAGATGCACAAATTTCATTTGATGCGAATGTTGATTCAATCACAACAAGTATTGCCGACCGTGATAATCACTTAAAATCTGCCGACTTCTTTGATGCTGAGAATTTTCCTAAATTGACGTTCAAATCAACTGAGATTACTAAAAACGATAATGAGTATCAAATTAAAGGATTAATTAATATTCACGGAGTTGAAAAAGAAGTTTCTTTAGTTGGTAACTACAATGGTAATGATGTGGATTTCTACGGTAATACAAAATATGGTTTTGAATTAGGTGGTACTATTAAACGTTCTGAGTTTGGTTTATCATTTAATGCGGTAACAGATAAAGGAGGTCTCTTAGTCTCTGATGATGTTATCTTAAACGTTAGTGTTCAGTTTACCAAAGTCGATTAATTAAGGTTTATTTATTTGTTAACCCCCTTCTTTAAGTTGGGGGTTTTTTGTTTTTAAGATATTTATAAAGTAAATAGTTAATTATGATATCACTAGAAAAAAACACACGATATTCTTTTTATACCTCAGTCGTTGTGATGACAATGTTTTTGATAATAAAACTTTTAGTGGTGTTTAATATTCTACCCCTATGTAATTCAGTAATGTGGGTTGAATTTATCTGTTTTGTTTTATTTATCCCCCTATTTTTCAAAATAATTTATGATTATGTGAAAAAAAATAAAGAATCAATTAAATTGAATTATTACGCAAGAAATTTAAATGAAACTTTAATATCACAAACACACAATCATTTATTTTATGAGGGAAATGTTAATGAAGGTGCTAAATTATTAACTAAAGAAGTTACAAATAGCGTATGTGCCGATAGATGTTCAATTTGGTTATATAACCAGAAAAAAACAAGTATTGTGTGTGAACAATTATATGAGAAAAAAACAGGTGAATGGGTTAACGGGATTGAGATTTTTGAAAAAGATTATAAACCATACTTCAATGGACTTAAAACAAATCCGATTATAATTGCAAATGATGTTAATTTACATCCATCAACACAATGTTTTAAAGAAACTTATTCAGACCCATTAGGTGTTAGAGCAATGCTTGACGTTCCAATCGTTTATAAAGGTGAAGTAATTGGTGTAATATGTATTGAAAGTTATACGGTTAGGGAATGGCATAAAGTGGAAGTAAATTTTGCCGAAATGTTATCGTCATTATTTTCATTTGCTTATTCAGTTCAAGAAGGTAATGAACTTAAAAATGAATTAGGTGAGTTTGAACATTTTGTGGACTCATCAGTCTTGGTCAGTAAAACAGATAAAAGAGGTAAAATTGTTTACGTTAATAAAAAATTTGAAGATGTTTCAGGTTGGAGTCTTGATGAGTGTTTAGGTAAAGACCATAATATTGTTAATTCGGGAATTCACGATAAGAAATTTTGGGCTAATATGTATAAGACCGTTAAAAAAGGTGGGATTTGGAATGACTTAGTTATCAATAAAAATAAAGAAGGTGAATTATATTGGGTTGACACCTATATTAAAGCCGATTTTGATAGTGATAGCGGTAAAGTAAAAGGTTATACGTCAATTAGACAAGACGTTACTGAACTTAAAAAAAAGGAAGTAGAAATTCATAATAGAATGAATGCTATTAATAAATCTAATGCGGTTATTGAATTTGATTTAGAAGGTAATATCGTTTTTGCCAATAATTTGTTCTTAGAAACTATGGGATATTCATCTAATGCTGAAGTAATTGGAAATCATCATAGAATTTTTGTGGATGAAGAATATTCAAAAAGTGACGAGTATCGTATTTTTTGGGAAAAATTAAAAGATGGTTTATCATTTTCAGGTGAAATTATTAGAATTAAAAAAGATGGTTCTTTAGTTTATTTACAAGCAACTTACAACCCAATTCTTAGTGTTGATGGTAAGGTTTATCGTGTTATGAAAATTTCAACAGACATTACAACTTCTTATGAACAAAAGAGAGAGATAGAAAAGAAAAACACATATTTAGAACACGCTGCGAAGATTCTAAGACACGATATGCACTCAGGGATAAACACATACATCCCAAGAGGAATTAGTTCGTTAGAACGAAGATTAAAACCTGAAGATATTGAAACATTAAAATTGGAAGCCCCACTTAAAATGTTGAAGGAAGGTTTAAAACATACACAGAAAGTTTATAAGGGAGTTTATGAATTTACAAATTTAGTTAAACAAGATGTTGTATTAACAAAAGAAAATTTAAATCTAAGAGACATCTTAAACTCATACTTAACATCCACCGCATATTCAAGTCAAGTTGCAATTGATTGGTTACCAACATTGGATGTTAATGAACCTCTATTTTGTACGGCAATTGATAATTTAATTCGTAATGGTTTAAAATATAACGATTCGGATAATAAGGTGGTTGCGGTCTATATGGAAGACGAAAACCACTTAGCATTACAGGACAATGGTCGTGGTATGACTCAATCAGAATTCGAATACCTATCACAACCATATCATAGAAAAGAAGGTCAAAAAGAATCAGGAACAGGTTTGGGGTTGAATATTTGTATCGCAATTTTACACGAACACGGTTTTACCATTACTTGTGAAAAAAATGAAACAGGTACAAAAATGAAAATAAAATTGAGGTGAATCCAAATTACTTTTAAAAGTAAAGTATTTATTGTTATAAAATTTAAAAAATGATAGAATCTATATTATTAGTCGATGACGAGGATTTATTCCACTTAGTATTTGAAGACGCTTGTTCGTTATTAGATATCAGTTTATCACTAAAATCTGTTAATAGCTCAGATGAGGCGGCAAGAATGTTTAAACAATGGTTTGATTCAGGAAATAACTCAGAAAAACCTGAATGTGTATTTGTTGATTTAAATATAATTGGTTCATCATTTGACGGAATTGAGTTAGTGAGAAAGATTAATTTTGAATATGGTAACCACGTAGTTATCGGAATTATTTCATCATCAAATGAACCATCAGAACAAGCAAAAGCGTTACAAGCCGGAGCACAATTTTGGTTGGTCAAATCAGATGAGATTGAACCAAGATTAGAAGAGTTCAGAGAAGATTACCCTAATTTCAAAAATAGAACCGCTGAGTTCAAAGTGTATAAATGATTAAGTTTAGTGCAAATACAAAAAAACAATTAATTGACCTTTACAAGACCAAGAATATTGGTCTTGAGGGTAACTTATTGAAATTAATTGACGCTGAAGAGGATTCTGACTTCTCACAATATATTAAAACTTGCACTGAAAAAGACAAAGAATCACGAAAAAAACGTTTAGATATAACTAAACAAATTCAAAATAAGAATAAGGAATTAGAATCGTTAAATACCGAAAATGTTCGAATATTAGACGAGTTACAAATTACGTTAGATAACGTTGAGAATTCCAAAAAACAAATTGAATGTCAAAATAATGAACTTCTTACCTGGAAAGAAGAGAATGAAAGAATTCAAAACGAACTTCAGGATGAAATGAAACGAACTGAGTTGGCGAGAGAAGATGCTGAACACGCAAAGACTAACGCATTAACTGACTTAGATTTATTACAGAAAAAAACCCAAACCGAATTGATGGGTAATATCGTTAAAGTTGCGTTAGGTGTTATCGCATTCATAGCAATCGTGACTACGGGGATGTATATCTTCTCAATTATTATGAATAAGGAAGTTAATACAATCGGTCCGGCTTGGAGTAATATGTTCGGAATTCTATTAACAAACGCATTTAGTATCGTCGGTACTATTATGGGGGTTAAATATGCCACCAAAGACAATCCAAAAGATTGTTAATCAGATTTAATCGACTTTTTCCTTTCTGACTTATATTTTATTTCAACCTCAACCGGATTAATTAAACTCCTTTTGCTATCATATCGCCAAATTGTGGTATAGTCATCAAACTCATATACCCTCTCCCATTTCTTATGTTCAGTCTCTATTACTTTTTTTGCCATATCACAAAGATAAAACTTTTTTCAAATAATTAGTTATCTGTTTTGAAATAATCAATAATTTAGTTTATGTTTGTTAAAAAGATTTAGATATGGAAAAGTTTGAAAAGATAATGCGGGTGGTTAATAAATATTCATTATTACTTGGTGGTTTTACATCGTTATATTGTGCGACTCTTTCTCGTAACTCAACCTGGGAAATGGTTGCTTGGGCTTGTTCAAGTATGTTCGCATTTAGTGGGTTTGCCCAAATTGTTGAGGTAGAAAAGAAACTGAAAGAAAAAGATTCCGAATAGTCAATAGTTTTCAAAAAAAATTATCCCCAAGGTTATTGCACTTTGGGGAATTTTTGTATCTTTGATATATGAAAACGAAAGCCCCATACGAAATAACATCTAAAGCGATTAAAGGATATGATGAATCAAAAATCGCTAAATCAGAAACTAATGATTGTGTTGTAAGAGCATTCGCATCAGCGTTTGACATTCCTTATGACAAGGCGTGGAAAATTATCACTGAGAAATTTGGTAGACAACCAAGACAAGGAACTCGTGGTACATTCGCAACACTTAACAAATTGTCCGAAGCACGTTATACTTGTAATTACAAGAAAATTAAACCGATTGGTTATGGTGTATACGGGGGATTACATTATGATGTTAAAGTAAAGGGTGAGGTCGTTAAAAGAAAAATGACGGTAGGGACATTCATTAAGAAATACTCTGAAGGAACATTTTTCATCATAGTTAAAGGTCACGCATTCACAATTAAAAATGGTGTTGTTATCGGTAACTACGAAGACGCAATAAAATTGAGAAAAGAAATTTATTTCGCATACCAAATTAAATAACTTATGAAAGTAATATTTTTAGATAACGATGGTGTAATGTGTTTATCAACCGAGTGGGGTGGACGCATTAAAAAGATTAAAAAATGGAAATTGGCGAACCCTGAAAGTGAAGGGTATGTTAATGACCCCCAAATTCCCGCACATATCAAGATGGATAACTTCAACGCAAAAGCGGTTAAAGTATTGAATGAGGTGTTGGAATTAACAGACGCTGAGATTGTTGTATCATCTGATTGGAAACTACATTGTACTTTGGAACAATTACAAGATATGTTCAAAGTATATGGTGTGAGTAAATCACCAATTGATTTTACACCAAATGTTGTTTTAAAGACATTGAGTGACTTAGAAAGTAACAGAGTAACTGAGATTACCAATTGGTTAAATAACCACCCTGAAGTAACTCATTGGGTTGTTATTGATGATTTAGATTTAAGTGCGTTACCTAACTTTGTTCATACTAAGAAAATGAAGGAAGGTATTAAACAATCCGGAATCAAGGAAAAAGTCCTATCATTCTTACAATAAAAAAACCCTCTTTATTGAGGGTTTTCAGTTTCATCCGTATTTTCCGAATTTGTCGATTTTTCTTTTTGGATTTTATTAACCATCCAACCTGCCACTGCAAATTCAACTGTTGCCCATAAAACAAATTCACCCATACTTAATGTTGAATGTTTTTCTAATAAGAAGAATATCATCCCCCATTGTGCGATAACAAACGCAATTCCTGACTCAATTCTCTTTTTCGAGAAATAAGACTTTTTCCCCGAATACATATTCATAAATTCGGTGAAGAACCATTTAATTTTTTTCATAATGTTTTTATTGATAAATATCGGGCATTAAAAAAGGGGAATGGTAGCGAACCTTCCCCTTTAAGTGTTACCATAACGGTAACGGTCCTAATCGGATTTCTTTATTTACCTTTAATCAGGTTTAAACATTGTTTTAAGTATTCTTTACTTCTTGAAGAAGGTGTAAATTCATCTTCTTTAGATTGAAGATTCAATACTCGTTCAATATCTTTAACTAGTTCGGTTCCGTGTTCGTGTTCTTTATATAACTCAATCACTTTATCCATCGCTTTATGACAATTTCCTGTTGTTTCATCGTAATAGTTTTTATTACGAAATTTATTTAAATTGTTCATCATTTCATACGATAAGTGAGCACCACCATCATTAACATCTTTAAATAATCTAATGTTATTTAGGATACCTAAAGTATCAACCATTGAGTTTACTCCCGATAATCTTTTAGTTATACCTGGTGTATAATTGTCTAACTCGTCAGCTCTACCAACGATATCCTCCAATCGGACAATATTATTGGTCAAACATCTTGGTTTTTGTTCTTGCTCTTTATCCTCCATTGATGATTGCTCAAGGATTTTTTTACGTATCGTGTTTCGAAGTTTGTTTTCGTCTATAATAAATCTTTTCATATTAGAATTTTTTAGTATTCTTTTATAAATATTAACGTATTTATATTTATCCAAGAAAATGCTGATATACGCATAAATCTTAAATTAAAATATATGGATGATGAAGGGACAAATCAAGACGTGGAAGAAAATCTTTATGGGAAATATGGCAGTAAAATGTCTTGTGTTAGCGATGTTTTTCAATCCTTTCGGGTTCGACGTGGTTCAATATTATCTTATTACACTAACAGGAAGTTTAATGAAAGCAAATCTCGTTTTATATTCCATTTCGGGATTATTCTTTGGATTATATTTCTTATTACGAAGTCGTTCTAAATAATTATTCTTTTTCGTCCTCAGTCTTCTCAGGCTCTTTAATAGTGATATTAACAGTATCACTACTGAATACGACTAAATTTAACCACATATCAAGTATTAATACAGAAACCCACCATATTACATTGTCTATTGAATGTTGTTTAGGTAAGTAATGAACCAAGTACAATGCCGAACATATTTTAAGTGCAATATATATTTGGGCAGTTTTAAAAAATATATTAATTAGTTTCATAATTTAATTTCAAATCTTTCTTTCATTTTATCAATTACTTCTTCGGGAACGTTGTGAACATTTGTTCCACCGTGACGATTCTCAACCACCAACGTAAATACGGTAAACCCAAATTCTTTAGCCATATCAATATATGGTTGCATTTCCCATTCTTGAGTGAAAGTATTTGCGACGGCAATTTTACTATCCCCCAACTTTGAATCAGAATTCTTCATAGATGTTCTAACTTGGTTTTGACACCAAGCGTGAGCGTCCTTTAATTTGGTTGGGTTAAATTTATATTCTTTACCTTCCAAAAAAAACATATCAGCTTCAAAATAAACGGCTCCGATAGTTCTTGCTAATGTACTTTTACCAGCACCCGGTAAACCTCTTAGGATATATAGATATTTATTATTCATAACCCAAAGATAGGGATATTTATTTAATAAAACAACGACCAATGAATATTGATGAATTAATATATGAAGTCCTTAATGAATCTAAAAATAAGAAGAAGAAGGCGGATAGATGTGTTAGACTAGCTAAACAAAAATACGACACTTGGCCTTCTGCGTATGCGTCAGGTGCGGTAGTTAAATGTCGACAAGGTAAAATTTGGAAAGAAGAAGTTGAACCAATTGACGAAGCCAAAAAAACTGATTATAGCAAAGAAAAGAAGTCAGGGTTACACGGATGGTTTTCAAGACAAGGTGGTAAAGGTAAATCTCAAGGTTGGGTTGACTGTAATACTTGTCGTACAGATTCCAATGGTAAAAAAACTTGTAAGTCCTGTGGAAGAAGTGAGGGTGAGGATAGGTCAAAATATCCGGCGTGTAGACCAACACCATCGGCTTGTGGAACTAAAGGTAAAGGTAAAAAATGGGGTAAAAAAACTATGAAATTAGAAGGTAAAGTTAACGTATCTGAGATTTTAAAATATCATATTGATAATGAGATTTCGTTGAGTGAGAATGTGTTTAGAATTTATTCTGAGGGGTTCTTCAACTTAGTTAATGAAGTTAGGTCATTATATAATAAAAACTTAATACGTCTTAATGAAGAAGATACTTGGTTAGTAGAATCTGATTTAGGTAAAAAAGTAATCCTTGAAGGTGGTGAAGAAGTTTACTTGGACGCACCAATGTATGAGGAAGAAAATGAAGATGAAAGAGAAATCCGTGAGGGGTTAAATTTAAGTGAGGACCATAGGATTAAACTTATCAAAAAGATGGGGTCAATGAGGTATTTTAGTATAACATTTGATGGTATTACTAAATTATTCTTAATGGGTAATATATACAATATTCTATTTAAAACTTTTATTCGACATTTTAGAGTTACCGGTGTTCCACACTTCAAAAGATTTTTAGATTTAGATTTTGATTATTTTGTTTTTATTAATAAAAATAAACCTTACTTTTTCAAAAAAGATTTAGAAAGAATTGATATTGATGACCGTGACCCATTTGGTCGAGACACTTTCACATTCGAATATGCTCCGATTGAAAATAGAGATTTAGATTCAAAAGTATTTAAACACGATGAATTGGAAGATTCAATTAATGAGGCATTACACCGAGGTAAGAATGTGAAATTAGGTAGTCCTTTTAGAACACCAGGCGGACCAAAGAAATTTGCGGTATATGTTAAGACAGGTAAAGGAACTGTTAAGAAAGTCACTTTTGGTGACCCCAATTTAAGAGTTAAAAATAATAACAAGGGGGCAGCAAAATCATTTAGAGCAAGACATAAATGTGACCAAAAGAAAGATAGAACAACCGCAGGATATTGGAGTTGTAATGTCGGTAGATACGCAAAAAAATTAGGATTAAAATCTTCAAGAAATTGGTAATATGACAAAAGAACAAGTTAAAAATATATTTGAAAAATATATCAAACACGCAATTAGATTAACAAGTAAAGAATTAGGTGTTGAGATTAATGACTTACCAAGTGTTGAGTTAGTTCAAGAATTATATGACATATATAATCAAAAACCAAAATTTGATATCTATATAAATTCTGATGATAGTTTTTGGGAAGATGAAAATAATCAAGAGGCATTTAATTCTAAAATTCGTGAATTAGCTCGAATAAGTAGACTCGTTAATTCAATTAATTACCGAATTTATTATAATACAGATGTTCCTGAAAGATTTGATTCGTTAGTTTCATTATCGGAAGAGTTTAGAACTGAATTAGAAAAAAGTTTGTCAAGTTTTGATTCTGATGATAACTATTTTGAAGTAGAATACGTTGCTCCTGAAAATACTAATTGGATACCTTATAATCGTATGTCTATTAGGGTCATTGTTAGATTAAACACAAATGAACCAAATAACGATTCACTTATAAAAGCCGGTGAGAAAACACTTAATATTGTATTAACTCGTATGGTCAAAAAATCTGATGAATTTGAAGGGTATTCATTACATATGGATGTTGAAGAATTGGACACGGATAAATCTGATGACGAATTACCATATGATGAAGAAATAAATGAAAGTGTTAGAGTTAGAGTTTTTTCTGAGAATGTTGATGATGAGGAATTGAAATGGCATCGTGACCGTGAAGATAGATTGGTTGAAGTTATCGAAGGTGATGGATGGGAGATTCAATTTGATAATGAACTACCAAAAAGATTAACACCAGGGACACAAATTGTAATCCCTGAAGGTGTTTATCATAGAGTCATTAAAGGTTCGTCAGAACTTAAAATTAAGGTCCATTTCTTAGACTAATACAATCTCTTCGATTATCTTATTAATCTTATTTTTTACTCTGTCACTAATTGGAATTGGGGAACCTGTATCATCAATCCTAACAAATGTGATATTTGTTTTCAAAACTAATTCTTGTTTACCGGTGTAAACATTATGGGACCTAGCCTCCATATAAATTGTTATTGAGGTATTCCCTATTCTTGAGGGGTAACCATAGATTTTTAACAATTGATTTTCCTTTGCAGGTTTTTCAAAATTACATTTGTCGATTGAGACAGTAACCATTCTTGGTGTATCACATAGTTGCATTGCATATCCCGCCGCAGCCGAATCAATCCACTTTAATAATGACCCACCGAATAGGTTCCCGTGAAAGCCTAAATCCGACTTTTTAATCGGGTGACTTGATATTAATTCCATAAAAAAATAAATGAGGTTGAGTTTAATACCATATTTGGTATTTATAAGTATATTGAATTAAGATATGGACGACAAAAAAGACATAAAAACTGTAAATAAAGTTTTACCAAAAAAAGTTATTGATAACATCAATAAAAGATTAGTTAAAAAACATTTTAAATTTAAAAAAGATTATTATTCATTTGATTATATGTTCCAATTTTTACCCGAAAATAAAAAAATGGTAAGAATTGGTGATTGGACTGAATTTTACACGATTTCCGTAACCATTTTTAATTTAAATGAAACATTTAAAAAAGTCCTTACTCTTTTTAAAGAGAGCAATTTTGACTTTAATGAGAATAATGGTATTATGGATATTATGGATTTAATGAACCAATTGTATGTGTTAGGACAAATTGAACAAGAAATTTTAGAATTTTTAGAACCATTACAAATTAAACATTTTAAAATTGAGCAAATTTTAGTATATTCGTCAGAACTTGAGTTGGACACAAAACAATTAAATGAAATTCGTATGAATCGACTAGCAATTAGAACTATCGTTAAAGACATTCTTAATACAGTTAAAGATAAAAAAGAAGGTGGTGTGTTTTTACCTGAAGATATTAATGGTGAACAGGAATATAGTTTCATCAACTCTAAACAAACATATTCTGTTGAATTAACATTAAAATTAAACGACATTATTGGTGGTTATAAAGTAGAAGGTTATTATTCCCCCGATGACGATGTTATTGAAATTGGAATCGAATACAACCCAAATACTATAACAAAACAACTATACGAATTGGCTGGCGAATTAAATGAAGTCTTGGCTCACGAAATGGAACATTCTAAACAAGAATATCACGGGGAATTTGAAAGAGTTGTAGACGAACCTGACACATCTTTAGAGTATTATACACAGGCTCACGAAATTCCCGCACAATACCAAGGATTTAAACGACTAGCCAAATTAAGGAAAGTACCAATTGATGTGGTTGTTAATGATTGGTTTGAGAACCATAGAGACATTCACGGTTTAACACCTGATGAGGAAGAACAAGTTAAAACACAAATATTAAATTATCAGAGATAAAAAAAAGGTCATAGTTATATGACCTTTTTTATTTTATATGAACTAATATTACTTATTAGTCAATTTATTGATTTTGTCTCTCAATTTGATTGCGTCCTCATAATTTTGAGTTGAAACCGCAGTTTCTAATTTAGACTTCAATGTGTTAACCTCATCAGCGTTTTTCTCATAAGCCTTAATTTCGTCTCTCCATTTAACCGCATTTTCGTAATCTTGAGCCTCAACCGCTTTATTTAAATTCTCAGTCAATTCAGTAATTGTTGAGTCAGTAACGGTTGTTTTAGTTTTACTTTTTGGTGTCCAAGTTTTAGATAAGTTAGGTGTTGAAGAATACACTGACTGAGTGTAACTACCATCTTTAGATGTGAATGTAGTTTTGTACCATTTACTACCATCTTCATTAACCCCACTTTCAGTTTTAGTTTCACCAACTGTTGGTTTTAACGTTTTGTTAAATTGATTGAAGAAAGATTCGAATAAATCTGTCTCATTACTTAAAAAGCTATCAAAGATGCTTGGGTAATTTTTGTTAAACATAAATTTTTATTTATTGATTTTATTATTGTATTCCAATTATAATATCATTTTAATAAAAGTCAAATTTAATGTTATTTTTCTTTACGGAAACGGGCAACCATTAATGACAACAATTCTTTTAAACCAATACCACCATAATTAAGACCGACAAATCCTGACAATCTTTTAATTATTTCAACGGTATCATTCTCACTGAATTGACCATTAGTTACCATATTATATATAAGGGGGATTAACGGGATTAAGAATGTGTATCCCATAATATTTGCGGTCTTTTTAACACTAACCCCTAAACTATCAACAAATGATAAGAAAGAATCTTTTAATACGTCAGATTTTTTAAGAACTTTTTGGTAGATATCGTACAAACCATCTTCTTTAATCTTTTGAATTAACTTTGATAACGGAACTTTATTATCCAACATATATTGGAACCCAACGCCCGCTAACAATAAACTAATCTCCATAGTTGACATTTCAGGGTATTCACCGTGAATGAACTTTTCCAACGGACCCATTAAACCACCAATAGCCAAACTAAAAGTACCCAATATACTTAAATCAAATTTAATTTGGTCTGACGCTTGTTTCGCGATTCGTTTAACTAATTTATCGTTTTCACCAATAGTACTATCAATTTCCTTATTAGCCAACTCGCACAAAATTACACGTTGTTGTGCTTCAGTTATTAAAATAGTTTTTCTCATACATATAAATACCTTATTAATTATATTTATCTAATAAAATCAAAATATGAATCCAGAATTACAAAAAGGTGATAGAGTAGTAGTACTCAAAATGTCCGACCCTTATTCTGCAGTCCCACCGGGAACTGCGGGAACCGTTTTAAGTTCAAGTAATGTTTTTGGGGATGACTTATATTATGTCGATTGGGACAATGGTTCTCGTCTTAACTTAATCTCAGGTGAAGATATATGGTTATATGAGGAAGACTTTAATAACCGAAGAAAAAGACGTACTGAGTCAGTTAAACCTAGAAAAAAGTTAACTGAGAGTCAAAAATCAATGTCAGACTTTGTTTTAAAAAATCGTCAAATATTAAAAAACTACGATTGGAAAAAAATAAAGTTATTTTTAACCGCTATTCGAGCAACAAGTATTGTTAATATGTTGGAATCAGGGTATTTCTTATCTTGTGGTAAAGAAAGATTAGAACATTTTATCACATATAAAAACATTAGTAATAAAAAAGCGTTAAAATACGCATTAGAACACGCAGATGAAGTTCGTAATGTGATGATTTCAGGAGCAATGTCTATGCTTGAGGATGAAGATAAAGAAATTACCCCCCAATCAGTTGAGAGACGTATGAGAAGGGATACTTCAACTCTTATGCAAATATATATGTCGTTTCCAATGTCAAAAGAATTTGACAGTACTCTTGATGATGAGGACGAGGATGAAGATTACTATGAAGACGGGTATGAGGACGAAGAGGATGAAGATGATGATTATTAATCAATAAACGATATTTATAAGAAAACAAAAATTATGAGAAAATATTATTTCGATGTAACAAACGAAGAAAGAGAAAACATATTAGATAAACATAAAACAACTTATGATGGTTATGTGACAGAATATGGTAATGGTAATAATATGACACCATTATACGTAGTTGATATGGCCAAAGATAAAGAAGGTGTTACTGTTAATAGTAGAGGTGAAGTTAGTGGTTATAAAAACTTTGGAATAAATGAAAGTATCAATGAAATGAGATTTGATAATAAGTCCACAGGTTTATTTTCTGCGGAAGAAGATGATTATTCTAACCCTAAAGCCGAAAAATCTGCAAAGTCCGACATTAAAAAACATTTTAGTAAACCAGCTAAAAGACCATTCCATTATGAGGAAGACCCATCTGAAGATTGGCCGAAACACGACGTTGATTATGACACTGAATTTGATTTTGAATTACAAGAAGACAGATTTGGAGCACCATTGGATATGATTGCCGACAGAGATAGTGATGTTAAACACGGAACAGTTGATTTTGATGGTGATATCGAAAATTTCGATTTAGGTGATATTATACCATTTGATGATGACGAATATGGTGACGATAATGTTGAATTTAGTCTTGATTTGACTCACGACAATGAAGAATCAAATGATGATGAATTTTCATTTGAATTAGGTATTGATGATGAAGACGCTGAACCAATTATGGAACAAGTTAACAAATCATTGGATATGTTCAAAAGATTTAAAAAATATAACTAATATATTAACTTTTAATAAGTTTTCAGATATTTTTTAATTAAAGATTAAATTATGGAAGTTAAAGAATTAGTATCCTTTTATATCAATGAAACATCAGAAACATTAGATGTGACATTTAGATTGTTATTTGACAAAGAAGATGAAATTAGAACAGACCAAATAGATTTAGATGAAACTATCGGTTTTGGGTTTGATTTTGATTCTAAGAATAAAATTAGTGACGCGTTTGGTGAAGACTTTGATGATGAATTCTCAGATGCGTTTGATTACTCGGATGAGTATGATATTGACGACGATGAGGTAATTTCATTTCTTAATGAATATTACTTAGTAAATCCAAAAAGACTACCTAAGTCAGAACTATTTTAAATATTAAAGCCCCTCCGATAAAGAGGGGTTTTTTTATGGACCTACTCTAGTTAAATAAAGTGTCAAAGATTCTTCAGGACCTGACGCTCCGTAAGCTCCCCATTGACCCGTAGTTCTTAATACCAGGTTTTCAACACCATCATCAATTATTTTAAATACTCGTCGACCCCCATTATCCATTGTGAAGTCAAGATAACCTAAATCATAGTTAGTGTAATGATTTGTAACCGTGTAGAAATATTGTTTTTCCCAAATAACTTGACCTGTATTTAAGGTATGTGGGTCAAACGATATTACACTATAGTCTAAATGCCAACGTGTGAATCCAACACTTATACTATCCATAGGGAATGTCCCATTAGGATTAACATAAATGTCACCACCATAATACACTGTCTCGTCAGGAGTTGTTGAATTCTCAATTTTAGAATACGTGATTTTATCCACGATATACTCACCACTTAATGATAAGGTTTTTGGTTGGGAATACTGTTTATAACAAGATGTTAATGTTAACAGAGAGATTACGATTATTACAATATATTTCATAGGGTTCACATTTTCAACAAAGATATTAAAATATTTATGAAAACAAAAATATTTATACTATATGAGCAATATTGATAACATAATAAGTCTTTTAAACCATTTCACGAATATTGATGATTCGTCAGAACTTGGGGAACAAGATGCCGCTCCCGCCGCAGCACCGAGTACAGGTGGTGGAGGTGGTGGTAAACCCCCATATCCCACAGTTACAAAATGGGAGTCAGGTGTGACTAGAGGACCCGCAAACCAAATAGGGTTAACTAAATGGGCTGACATCGTTAAAATAAATCGTGGTAAAGCAAATACTTTACTATAGTCGTAATATTTATAAATTAAAACAATATGAAATATATAGGAATTTCTAATGATGAAAAATTTATTTTTACAACTAAAGGGTTTTATATCTTAGAAGAATCTGCAGTATTCGTACCATACAATTCAAATCTTATTTCAAATCTATATAAGATTAATAAATCAGATTCTGAATATCGTTATAATAAGGGTCAATTATCTTTGACAGAATGGGTGTCAACACCTAGAAAGTTTTTAAATATGGTACTTGAAAACTTAGTATCATCACCTAACGATAAAATGAATATTTTAATTGAATGGGATAAAAAATTTGACAAAAATTATTTAATAACTGAAACTACCAATAAAGAAGTTACTAAAACAATAATCAACGAATCTTGGGATGAGGTTAGTGTTATTTGTGAAGGTTTATGGGATAGTATCAAGTCAGGTGCGAGTAAAGCGTGGAACGGTGTTAAGTCAGTCGCTAGTAGTGCGTGGGAAGGTATTAAAAAGGGTGTAAGTGTTGTGGCTCAAAAAGTCATTATACCTATATTGAAAAAAGGTGTATTACCATTTTTACGTTGGGTACGACGTAATTTAAATAGTTATATTGGTATTATTGCCGATGTGATATTATCAATGTTCCCAACTGTTGTAGTTATGAGAGCAATATGGGGGTTAATTGTTGTGTTAGATATCTATGAGATATTATCAAATGATTACGACCCTGAAGACCCTGAAAGACAACAAATGCCATTTTTATTTTTAATAACTGATATTCTATCTTTATTATTCACTGCGGCGGCAGGTAAGGCTGCGGGTGTCACATTAAAACAAGCGGTTAAGGCCGGAGCTAAAAGTCCAGCGGCTAAAGGTATTTTAACAAAATTAATTAAAAAATTACCAATGTTAAGTAAATTTTTAGGTGATGCTCAAAAATTCATAGTTAAAGTTTTTGGTAAAAATATTGGTGGGTTTATTGGTAAAGTATTCTCAGGTATTGATACTATAATAACTAAAATGGTTAGTTGGATTAGTGAAACATTTGGATTAAATGTTGGTAAAGAAGCGTTAATTAAAACAGGTAAAGAAATCGCAACTAAAAAAGGGTTAGGTAAACTAGCGGTCGGGACAGGTATTGGTGTCGGTATCGCAGAATTCTTTAAAGAAAAAACAATTAAAGAAGGTGATAAAGGAGATAAAGTTAAAAAAGTCCAAGAAGGTATATTATTAGCGAAACAAACTCCGGCTAATATGGGTGGTGTTCCCACATTAAAATATAACGGAAAAGTAGATGGTATTTACGGACCCGAAACAACACAAGCAATTAAAGATATTCAGAAGGCATATAAATTACCAATCACAGGTAATGTCGACCCTAAATTAGCATTTGCCTTTGGTATTGAAATGGAACCAGGTGGATTGGAAAAAATTGTTGGGACCGATAATATGAAATCATTTGGTGATAAAATGGTAAAATCAAATTCGTGGTTAGAATCCAAATTTGGTAAATTAAAAGGTTCAATGAAATAATCATTTATTAAAATGTATTTATAAAAAAAAAAAGTATGAAAGATTTAGAATTTTTAGATAAACAAATAATGTTTTTAGAGGAGTCAATCCGTATTCAAGAATTGATGTCCAATAAGACTAATAAGTTTTTAATCCGTGAAGGTGCAATTGCCGGTATGACTGATGACGCATTAAGAGCCTCAATTAAAACAGGTATTAAAGACGCAATTAGAGACACAATTGATGACGTAATTAAAAATGCTAGTAAAGAAACCGCTGAGGATTTATTAAAAGGTAATGTTAAAAAAGTCTTAGGTGATGGATTTGTTACTAAAAATTACGCTAAAATACAATCAGCAGTTGAGACCAAACTAGGTCAAAAATTAGCACCTCAAGAAAAATTGGCAATAACCACTGAGTTAAAAAATATGAAGTTAAATGGTCAATTAGATGACATTTACAAAAAAACAGGTCAAGAGGTTACTCAAACATATAGTCAAAGACTATCCAAAGTCGCTCAAGGTTCTGCCGATAACACAGTAACCGCGGCAGGTAAAAATCTTGATAAATCAGGTCAAAAAGTCCTTGATTTTGTTAAACGAAACGCAACCAAAAGTAAAACTTGGTGGAAAGGTAAATTCCAAAAATGGGGTTGGGTTGACGGAGCCGGTAAATTAACATCTAAAGGTAGAAAAAGAATGGCACTGATTTTAGGTGCCGCGGCAGTTACTTGGTGGATGATGTCAGGAAATGATGATGAAAAAATACCTAACCCAAAACCTGATAATACTGATGGTGGCTCAGGTGGTGGTGACACAGGTGGTGGTACTGGTGGAACTACCTACACTAATTGTACTGATTTCCCATATAAAAAAGGATGTCAAAATTCAGTGATTGCTGAAGTTCAACAATGTTTAGGTTTAACTGCGGATGGTAAGTTTGGACCTAACACTGAAAAGACTTTAAAAGATAAAGGTTATGGTGCTGAAATCACTAAAGAAGTTTACGATAAAATTAAAGCAAATTGTGGTGGTTCA